TGAACCCAAACAGCGAAGTGCAATAAATAAGAACGAAATAAGAAGCGCCTCTGAGAGCGAGGGTAAGTAAGGTGAAAGTCCTACGCCGCTTCTTCCAGTAAAACGGGAAGTCATGAGCCTGAATTACAAACACTGGTGACGAGTGAGAAGGTCAGTTGAGGATGGCAGACTTAAAATGCCCATGAAGCCGGTGTCTCGGGCTGTTGGATATTGTTACGCCATAGGTAACACGGAGATGTGATGCAAGACGAATTTGACGAGATGTTTGATATTCCTGCGGAAGAGTCCGAGGATATGGTTGAAGAAACTACTGACGAGGTTCAAGACGAACACGAGGAAGAGGAAACAACTGAAGAGGTTGAAGGTGCTGAGGAAGAAGCCTCTGAAGAAGAGGAAGAATCCGAGGATATTGATGATGAGGCTGGTGAGCCCACCATTGAGATCAGCAGCGGCAAAGAGAAACAAACTGTTCCTCTTGGCACATTTCTTGATCGCATTGATAAGCACAAGGCAGACCGCCTACGTGCCGAGAATGCAGAACGAGAAGTAGCTGAACTTCGCGCCCGATATGAAAATAACGAAGAACGTCCTGCCTTTATTGATCCGCTCGTAGACCCTGAGGGTTATGCAAGTCAGGTTCAGGAAACTATCCAGACGGCTGTTTTTAATGAACGGCTAAATCAGTGCATGGTTCGTGCAAGTCAAAAGCACAGTCCAGAAAAGCTGAAGGAAGTAAGTGCCTGGGCAATTGAACGTGCTGGTAATGATGCGAACTTTGATCGCCAAGCCCAGACCGTAGCAGATCCCGTAGAGTTTGCAATTCAGCAGTATGAACAGGAACAGAACTTCCAACTTATGATCAGCGACCCAGAAGGTTTTGCTCGTAAGATTGCAGAAGAAAAGGGATGGTTCAGCGCAACTGAAAAGGCCACACAGGCTGCTCCGGTTGCAAATCGAACAACGGCTAAGAAGGCGATTCCTCGTAGTCTAACTGGTGTAGCGACTAAGCCAAGTGGCAAGTCAACCGGTAGAAGCGGCGATGATGCTTTTGACTCCATCTTTAACAATAGGTGAATTAAATGGTAGATTTTGCACTAGCAGGCGATCAGGCAAAACAGAACTGGTCGAATGCAATTACTCGCGAATACGTTCGCAGCTCTGGCTTCCTTCCTTACATGGGCAAGGGCAGCATCTTCAATCTTCAGAACGAACTAGGCAGCAACGCCGGTGCAATTGTTCACGTTCCTGCCCTGGGCAAGCTACGTGGTGCGGTTGTTCGTGGTTGTAACCCACTGGTTGGTAACGAGGACGCACAGGCTTCTTACTCGATGCGTGTGGAAACGGACATTGTTCGTACTGCTATCGCTATCAAGCTTTGCACCAGCTTCCGTACGGAAATGGACCTCTACAACGAAGGCAAGACCGCAATCAAGACCCGTCTTGCAGAAGCCCTGCGTGACGACCTGATCGTTGCTCTGCAGAGCATTCCAATTCCTGGTACTTCGACTGGTACTAACCCAGAAGACTTTGCAGTGTCGTATGCTGCATCGACTGCTACCCAGAAGAACAACTGGCTAACCGCTAACAACGACCGCGTTCTCTTTGGTAACAAGAAGAGCTACACCACCGCTGGTAACGTCGCAACTTCGCTTGCTACTCTGAACACCAACCTTGCTACTTCCAAGATGTCGGCTCAGAGCCTCAGCCTTGCACGCAAGATGGCACGTCAGACCACCAACAGCGGTACCTTTGCTATCGAGCCTTACAGGACTTCGACCGGTGAAGAGTGGTACGTGTTGTTCGTGGACTCCAACGGCTACCGCGACCTCAAGTTTGATCCAGTTATCTACTCGGCAAACCTGAACGCACGTCCTCGTGAAACCGACATTAAGGAAAACCCAATCTTCTCCGGCACCAACAACTTCACCTATGATGGCGTTATTGTCGTTGAAATTCCTGAGCTTCCTGTGGTTGCTACCAACATCGGTCTTGCATCGCTTTGCGGTGTACAGGCAGTGAACGTTGCTTGGACCATGAAGGCTCGTCCTGACCGTCGTAAGGAAGACGACTACGGCATGGTTGCTGGTATTGCTGGTACCGAAATCCGTGGTCAGCAGAAGGCTACTGTTAACCTGGTTCAGGTTGGTATGCTTTCTTGGTTCCACCCTTCGCAGGATGACGCATAATAGCTGTTCTGTAATGGATCTAGAAACAGAATGGGGCCCTACGTGGCCCCATTCTTGTGAAAGGACTAAGTAGCTGTATGCCAAATACAACATCAGTAATCAAGCTTGCGCTAAGCAAACTAGGCGTAGCAGGTGGACTCAAAGATCCGCGTCCTGAAGACATGGAACTTGGGTTGACTACTTTGCAATCCTATTATCGAAACCTAATCACTAGTGGTGCACTTGGCACAGCCAGGCGAACACTCCTTGATTCTTCCAAGGAATGTTATACCGCTGGTGAAAACGAGATCATTCTACGAACCAGTGAAGAAGTTGATGACATTCAGCTTCCCCTGAGTGTTCCTTCTGACGGTAGCTGTGGTTATGACGACTATGGTATCGCTTGGGCAGGCGGTAGTCGTAGTCCCCGTAATGGAAAGTTCGTTGTAATCAATGATGCCTTTACTGGTGCTTCTATGGAATGGATCTACGATGGTTACATCAACCAGTGGTGTTCAATCCATGACCTAAGCTTGGATCAGGACAGCTGGGCGCCTCTGGCTAGCGACATCAATGGTGTCGCGGCTCGATTGGCAGTTATGATGGCTGACCATTATGATGCCACACTGCACCAAATGACAGTTCGTGATGCATTGTTGTTTGATACTGCACTGGTTCAGTCGTTTGGCGAAGATACGCCACCAATGCCCGGCAACTATTTCTAAGGAGACTCTAATGCCCGCTACCACACAGTTGCCTGATGGCTCTATGATCAATCAAATTGGTACCACTCTTGGTAAGTGGGCCGATGGCTTCAATAACACTGGTGATCCAACTCCCAATACCGATAAGTGGACAGTGGTCCGTCAGACTGGTATCACAACCACTATCAACAATGGTCAGATCTCATTCAGCGTTCCTACTACTTCTGGTGCAGAATATCTAATGGTTGGTAAGGCAGTTGCTACCATTCCAGCGAACCTTACTGCAACCCTAAGTGCAAGCGTTCGCAACTCCACTACCGTTGTTCGTATCGGATACGTGGCATGTGACCAAAGCACTGGTCTGCCAATCGCTCATGATACTATTTCCGGTGATTTTGCCCATAGAGCAAACGTCTATTATACTGGTACCACTTCTACTACCTTGGCTTTGGAAGCCGTAGCTAGTTCCAACACCACTAAGACGGTTTCAGTGAGCAACCAGGTTTCTACAAACGCAAACCACGAAGTTTCCATGGAACTTCGCCCAGAGGACTTTATTGTAGCTACTGCTACAGCTGATAGTAGCAGTTCTAGGGTTGCTGGTGGTCGTATTTCAAGCCAGGTACCTTCTTTTGATCTAGTGTATCGTCCGTTTGTTTGGATCCTCAACAATGCTACTTCTGTGGCTGCTACTTGGAACCTAGCCCGTATCCTCAGCATGGATATTCAGGAACTACAAGTCGAAGTTGGCGGTGGTCGTGGTAACGCAAACAGCTCTCAGAGTATTCCAGTTCTGGTTACCAATGGTTCTACAATTTCCAATGCGACCTTGAGTTCTGCTACCAACTCTGCGACACTTCATCAGCTAATCGGCGCCGCTAGTGTCAACTCCACGTTGGTCAAGAGCACTGCTGGTCGAATCAGTGGCGGTGTGGTTGCTAATACCACTGCTACTTGGCGTTTCTTGAAGTTCTTCAACAAGGCTACTGCCCCGACAGTTGGTACTGATACCCCAGTGTTTACTGTGGCTCTTGCCCCAAACACTACTATTGGTCTTGGTAGCGTATTCGATCAGTATGGTTTGTATTTTGGTACTGGTATCACTTATGCGATTACTGGTGCTGCTGCGACAAATGACACAACGGCTATTGCTGCCGGTGATATCGTTCTGAGCTTGATCTACGCATAAGGAGATAGATTATGCCAATCATTAACAACTATTCACCTGCTCTACCCGTTTATGAAGTGGATGTCAACGGTAACACGATTGACGATCCCAGTAATACCAGTGGTCGCGCGGTCGTTGGTAACGTAAACGCTGCTACTGTGGATTCTGGTGCTCCAGTAAAAATTGGTGCGGTATTCCAATCTACAAAGCCCACTTATACAAATACCCATCGCGGCAACTTGCAGATGGATAACCGTGGTTCGCTTCAGACTAACCTGACGTTTGCTGGTGCTGATCTTGCAACTGCTGTAGGCTTGAACGTGGTCTATCGTGGTGGTTCCACTCTAGCCACCGGTCAGATTGCCTTAGGTACCACTTCTACTTTGATTGCTGCGGCACGAACTGCACGACAGAAGATCACCATCAGTCCAACCAGTGCCACGTTGTTCTATGTTGGCGCAACCGGTGTTACGGCTGCAAATGGTCTTTATGTAGCGGCTGGTGCCTCAATTACCCTGGATACTCAGGCTGCGGTATATGGAGTTGCGCCTAGTGCTGTAACAGTGAGCTATATTGAGCTCTATTAAGGAGAACTACTATGGGTGATATCAGTTATCCACCAGCAGATCTTACCGGTGTAATGGCCGCTATTCCACAGCCTGCCACGGTGCCACCAATTGGTGTAGCGGATACAAGTGCCGTGGGAAATCAGCCCCAGTATGCTCGTGCTGACCACGTTCATGCTAGTAAGGCTCGCAAGCAGATTGTGACCATGTCTAGTGCAAGTTCCACTTATCTCTGGACTTATCCAACCGCATTTGGTTCTGGTGTTACCCCTATTTGTTCGGCGATTGTTCAGGTACCAAGTGGTACCACAGACCTATATAACGTTCAGATTGTAGGCACTCCGACTAATACTCAGGTAATGTTCCAGATCAACCGAGTTAGCACTGGTCTGATTGCCCTAGTTACTGGTGCACTTTCCGTTAACCCAGCACCAGTTGCTGCTACCCTTCACATGATCGCACTCGAACCATAAGAGGTAAGTAGAGCATGGCTAACACAAGAAACAAGGGAGTGATCCCTTTTGCCAAAGAAGCTTACAAGCGACTGAGGGCATCTACACCTGAACAAACCGTGCTCAACTTTATTGTGGAGAGGGACGGAAGTTCTACTCCACAATCTGAAGATGAAAAGATTATGTTGCTTCAGCGTCCTGGTCTTGATGCTTATTATGAACTACCCGGTCCAGTGCAAGGTCTATACACAACTGACAATCCAGGCTTCAATTATACTTTTGGTGTGGCTGGTAACAAGCTTTACAGCTTCAACAGCAGTGGTAGTGTGGAACTTGGTACACTTGGTGGTTCTACCAGCAAGGTAAGCTTTGCAGCTAACTTTGATCGACTGGTAGTGGTCAATTATCCCAAGGTCTATTGTTATGGTGCCTCTTCGACTAGCACCTTTCCAACATTCCGTGAAATTGTGCTGCCTGACTTGTTTGGTACTGGACCAGTAAGGGCTGTTGATGTTGCGCACTTGAACGGCTACCTAGTCATTGCTTGCGAAGATGGAACCTACGTTTGGATTGCCCCAGGCGAAAATGGGGTGGATCCACTTAACTTTGCAACCGCTGAAAGTGATCCTGATGGACTAGTTGGTGTGGATGTTGTCCACAATAACTTGGTGTTTTTTGGCAAGAGGTCAATTGAAACTTGGCAACCAAGTGGTAATGCCGACCTGCCATTCCAGCGAGCTGTAGGCCAGGACTATGAACGCGGTTGCTTTTATCGCGAAACAATCGTTCACATGGACAACAGTGTGTTTTGGGTTGGTGATGACAACAAGGTCTACCGGGCAGACAATGTTCCCAAGAGAATCTCCACTGATGGTATTGATGAACGACTAAGACTGGCAAGTGGTGCCACAGATGCTTGGAGTTTTAGCTTTGATGGTCATTTGTTCTATGTTCTGAGTATTCCAGGC